GAAAGCAGAAATTTCAATTGAGTTAGAAGCAGAAGATCTTAAAGATAAAAAGTTATCAGCTTATGTAATGAAGTTGTTAGCAAAACAATCTAAAGAAAAGAAAAAAGGTCTGATGGATGAAATGCCAGAAGAAGAAGAAGAAGATTAATGGCCATTAATATATTACGTGAGTCGGACACCACAAAGTCAAGACATGTTAATCCAGCTTATGTAGATAAGGATGGCAATAGTTATATTGCTAGTTCTGATAGACCATTTCCTGTAGTAGATGTAAATCATTTACGATTACATGAAGGTAAGGCTTTTAAAGCATACAGAATATATCCAAACGCAACAAAACTAGCAGCTGGAGCAAGTTGCAATATAGCAATTGCATGGGCTAGTGGCGTATATGCACACATAGCAGTCGATGCAAGTTGCGGTGGTGATGCTGAACTTTATGTTTATGAAGGAGCAACTGTAACTGGTGGCACATCATTTACAGCAGTTAAAAGAAATAGAACAAGTGCAACAACAAGTCAATCAGCAATATTAATTAATCCAACTGTAACAGTAACTGGAACTGAAATTGATGCAGAAATTGTTGCTGGTGGTGCTGGTAAAAAATCTGGCGGTGGTGGAGATAATGTTTTAGAAATGGTATTAAATCCATTAACAACATATTTATTTAGATTGACTAATGTAAGTGGCTCTGCTCACATGGCTGAATTATTTTTAGAGTGGTATGAATAATGCCATTAAAAAAATATCAGAATCCTAAAGGTGGTTTAAATGAAGCTGGTAGAAAACACTTTGAAAGTAAAGAAGGTGGTAACTTACAAGCTCCAGTCAAGAGTGGTACAAACCCTAGGCGCGTGTCTTTTGCTGCTCGTTTTGGTGGAATGGATGGTCCATTAGTAGATGATAAGGGTAGACCTACTCGATTGAAGTTAGCTTTAAAAGCTTGGGGGTTTGGTAGTAAAGAAGCAGCAAGAAACTTTGCAAATAAAAATAAGAAATCATAGGGATCAATATGGCAGAAATGATGAGACTATCCGCAGAGGATGTTTTAAAACGACACGATAAAGCTCTTACTAAGAAAGAGGACTTTAGAAGTCTATACGAAGAATGTTATGAGTTTGCGTTACCACAACGTAATCTTTATGACGGATACTACGAAGGTAAAGTAGGCGGTCAAAAGAAAATGAATCGTGTATTCGATTCTACAGCCATTAACTCTACACAACGATTTGCTAATCGCATGCAATCTGGCATATTCCCACCACAACGTAAGTGGTGCAGACTTGAACCAGGACCAGATATTCCTGAAGATCGCAAAGAAGAAGCACAAGCAGCATTGGATATTTATTCAGATAAGCTATTTGCTTCTTTAAAACAATCTAACTTTGATATTGCTATTGGTGAGTTCTTGCTTGATCTATCTGTAGGTACTGCTGTAATGATGGTACAACCAGGTGATGACGTTAATCCACTTAACTTTATTCCTGTACCACAATTCTTAGTATCATTTGAAGAAGGTGCTAATGGTCAAGTAGACAATGTATATAGACGTATGCGCCTTAAAGGCGAGTCTATTATGCGTCAATGGCCAGATGCAGTTATTCCAGATGACTTACAAAAGAAGATTGACCAAAAGCCAACAGACGATTTAGAATTTATTGAAGCTACTATCTTAGATCAAAAGCGTGGTGATTTCTGTTATCACGTAATTCATAAAGAATCTAAAACAGAGTTAGTTTATAGACGTATGGTAGAAAGCCCATGGATTGTATCACGCTATGCAAAAGTAGCTGGTGAGATTTATGGTCGTGGTCCATTGATTACTGCATTGCCAGACATCAAGACGCTCAATAAAACATTAGAACTATTACTTAAAAATGCATCATTAGCTATTGCTGGTGTATATACCGCAGCAGATGATGGCGTATTAAATCCTAACACAGTGAAGATTATACCTGGTGCTATTATTCCTGTTGCAAGGAATGGCGGTCCACAAGGTGAATCATTGAAACCATTGCCAAGAGCTGGTGACTTTAATGTATCTCAAATCATTATGAATGATTTACGCATGAGCATTAAGCGTATTTTATTAGATGAGTCTTTACCACCAGACAACATGTCAGCACGTTCAGCTACGGAAGTGGTAGAGCGAATGAAAGAGTTATCACAAAATCTAGGATCAGCTTTTGGCAGACTGATTAATGAAACTATGATACCATTAGTTACTAAGATTTTAAGAGTCATGGATGAGCGCGGTCTTATTGATCTACCTCTTAAAGTCAATGGTCTTGAAATTAAAGTGTCAGCAGTTGCACCATTAGCTATGGCTCAAAGCATGGAAGATGTACAGAACGTATTGCAGTTTGCACAGATCGTTCAAGGTGCTGGACCACAAGCTCAGATGACATTGAAAACAGATGCTATGATGGACTTCATTGCTGAGAAGTTAGGTATCCCACAAAAGATACGTAACACTCAAGAAGAACGTATGATGATGACTCAACAAATGGCTGAAGCTGCACAACAAGTAGCTCAACAAAATCCAGAAGCAGTACCTGGTATGGTAGAAGCTGCAACTAAGGGGATGATGTAATGGCTGGATGGGAAGATTTAGATCAAGCACTTCCGTTAGATGTAAGAGATGTAGCACAAGCAAGAGAAGATTTAGATAGATTAGCATTAAGAGTTTTTGGTAGTGATGACGGACAAAAGTTATTAGCATGGTTACGTCAAACAGTTTTAGAGCAACCAGTTGCTTTGCCTGGTAGCGACTCAAGTTATGCGTACTATCGTGAAGGTCAAAATAGTATTGTGAGAGATATTGAAGCAAAGTTAATTAGAGCAAGGAAAATGTAATGATAGACGACAACATCGAGCCTAGTGGTAATGAGGAAGCATCTCAAGAAACTGGCCTACTCGACAGTGCATCAGTTGAAACAGAAGCAGTAGAATCAAATCCGCAAAAAACAGAAATATCACATCTTGAAGCATCAGATGAAGATGATGATAGTCCTTTAGAACGACCCGATTGGTGGCCAGAGAATTTCTGGAAAAAAGATGAAGCAGAGCCAGACTTACAGGCTATGGCTAAATCTTGGGGCGATCTAAGAAAACAAATCTCACAAGGCAAACATAAGGCACCAGCAGATGGTAACTATGATGTAGCCGCATTTAAAGATATTCCAGCAGAAGATCCCGTACGAAATCACGTACTATCTTGGGCTAAAGAATATGGTGTAAGTCAAGCAGCTTTAGATACTTTAGTGGGTAAAGTTGTTGAGATGGGATTTGAAGCTAATCAAACTAGCTCTGTTAATTTAGCAGAAGAAAAGAAAGCACTTGGTCCTAATGCCGATGCCCGTATTAATGGCATGGTTAAGTGGGCTAGTGGTTTAGTTAATAAGGGTATTTGGGGTAAAGATGACTTTGAGGAGTTTAAATACATGGGTGGTACTGCAAAAGGTATCGCTGCATTAGAGAAACTTCGCGGTGCTTATGAAGGTCGTGTACCTACAGATAGCGCTCCAGTTCAAGGTGCTGTATCCAAAGAAGAACTCTATGCTATGGTCGGAGATCCTAAGTATCAAACAGATCCTGGCTTTAGAAAGAAAGTAGAAAGAATGTTTGAATCTAATTTTGGTTCATAGTAAGACTCCGTAGTTCGCGTTTGACCCACTTCGGTGGGTCTTTTTTTGCCTAAAACGCAAAATACTTGCACAAATTTGTAAAATATGCTAAAAACCATACAAGGCTAATTGCATTCGCAACCCTTCACACAAGTCGTCTTGTCGTTTGGCTATCGTAAATAGCAAGCACTGGCCCAGGTTTTGTCTGGCTAACCAAAGCGATAAACTTTATTTTTATCAATTCTAGGAGAATTAACATGGCTATTGGATTATCTAATGCTTTTGTAACGCTCTTTGATGCCGAAGTTAAACAGGCTTACCAAGGTAAGGCTAAATTAGTTGGTGCAGTTCGCCAAAGACGCGGTGTTGAAGGCTCAGTAGTAAAATTTCCTAAAGTAGGCAGAGGCGTTGCTACTTTAAGAATCCCACAAACAGATGTATCACCATTGAATGCTGGCTGGAGTCAAGTAACTGCTACTTTAGCAGACTGGAATGCAGCAGAATATTCTGACATCTTTATGCAACAAAAAGTAAACTTTGACGAAAGACAAGAGTTAGTACAATTAGTATCTAACGCTATCGGTCGTAGACAAGATCAAATGATTATTGATGCGCTTGTAAACTCATCAACATCATTAACAGTGTCTAACGATATCGGTGGTTCAGACACTAACCTAAGCGTAGCAAAACTACGTGAAGCTAAACGTCTATTAGACAAAAACAACGTACCACCAGAAGGTCGTCACATTGTTCTTCATGGTAACAGCTTGGCTTCATTACTTTCAGAAACAGCAGTAACTTCTTCTGACTTTAATACAGTTAAAGCTCTCGTAGCTGGTGAATTAAATACTTTCTTAGGCTTTACATTCCATTTATTGGGTGATCGCTCAGAAGGTGGTTTACCAATTGATGGTTCTTTAGATCGTAAAGTTTTTGCTTTCCATAAAGACGCTGTTGGTTACGCAGAAGGTATCGCTCCTCGCACAGAAATCAATTACATTCCAGAAAAAACTTCATTCCTTGTGAATGCTGTATTCTCTGCGACTGCAACTGCTATCGATGCTGAGGGTATTGTTCAACTCACATGCCGCGAATCAGCATAATTTAAGGAGATTAAAACATGGCTTATTCATCAACTGGTTTAAACTCTGCTGGCGGTCAATCAAAAGCTGGTAATGCTCCACAAATTTGGACATATACTAGTGCTGATGCAATCGCTACAGTAAACACAGCTGCTTACTTTAATGATGCTTCTTCACTTTTAAAAGTGGGCGACATCATTTTTGTTTACGATTCAGCAACTCCTACAATGAGCATTGTATTTGTATTATCAAATGCATCTGGCGTTGTAGACGTATCTGATGGTTTAACAGTAACAGCAACAGATACAGATTAATAGTCTGTATTGCAGTAAGTAACTTGGGTAGGGCGGGTGTTTTGCACTCGCCTTATTCTTACATTTGGAGATAGAGTATGGCAGCTGGAGATTCAGCATTATCAGTTTGTTCTGATTCACTATTAATGTTAGGTGCTAAACCTATTGCGTCTTTTACCGAAGGCACAGATGAAGCGTCTATATGCGATAGACTATATCCAGATATTAGAGACCAAGCATTATCAACATATCCATGGTCTTTTTCATTTAAGAAAGTTCAATGTGCTAGACTGGTCACTACACCAGTTACCGAATACAAATACGAATATCAACTACCTTCTGATCGCATAAACTCACCAAGAGCAGTCTATGATGCTAATGAAGTAGGATCTCCTGTACGCAATGCATACAGAATCATGGGAGATAAAGTGCTAACAGATTATGAAGAAGTATGGGTAGATTATCAATACTCAGTACCAGAATCATCAATGCCAACATATTTTGTTCAACTGCTTAAATATATACTTGCATGGCATTTATCTGTGCCTATTACAGATCAAACAGAAAAGGCTGGATATTGGCAAACTGTTGCTGTAGGTACACCAGGAGAAAATGGTCGTGGTGGCTACATGAGACAAGCTATGAATATTGATGGCCAAGGACAACCAGTAAACGCAATACAAGACTTCTCATTGATTAATGTGAGATACTAATGGCTCGTTTTGTAACCATTCAAACTAACTTTACTGCGGGTGAAATAGATCCACTATTACGCTCACGTATAGATATTAAATCATATGAGAATGGTTTAGAGACTGCTCAGAATGTATTATGCCAACCACAAGGTGGCATTACTAGACGCAGTGGCTTACGTTATATCAATGCATTGCCAAATTCAGGCACAGAATCTGCTGCCAATGGTGTGCGATTAGTAGCCTTTGAGTTCTCAACATCAGATAGTTATATGCTTGCATTTACACATAATCGTATGCATGTATATAAGAATGGCGCATTAATTACAAACATCAATGGATCTGGCAATAGCTATCTTGATACATCAGGCGTATCATTATCATCAGCTAGATTAGCTAATATGTGCTGGACACAATCTGCTGACACACTTATTGTTGTGCATGAAGATTTAGCTCCAATAAAGATTGTACGTGGTGGCACAGATGCTACATGGACTGCATCTACTATTTCATTTGACAGTATTCCTAAATATGCATTTACATTAAGTGTATCTAATCCATCTGGTACATTAACGCCATCAGCTGTATCAGGTAAAGTTACATTAACTGCATCATCATCTGTATTCTCTGCTGGCTCTGTAGGACAATATATTAATGTTATTCCGCAAGGCAGAGCTAAGATTGTCCAATATACAAGCGGTACAGTAGTCAATGCTATTACTGAATTTCCATTCTTTAATACATCAGCTATTGCTAATGGTAATTGGGAATTAGAATCTGGCTACGAAAATGTATGGTCAGCTGGAAAAGGATGGCCTAGAACAGTAACATTCCATCAAGGTCGTTTATACTTCGGTGGATCTAAATCAAGACCATCTACAGTATGGGGATCTAAAGTTGGTATCTTCTTTGACTTTGAAGGCACAGAAGGTTTAGATGACGATTCAGTAGAAGCTACATTAGATACTAATACATTCAATGCGATTACAGATATTATCTCTGGTCGTGATTTAATGATCTTTACAACGGGTGGTGAGTTCTATGTACCACAACAAGGCTTAGAGCCAATCACACCTACGTCATTCTTTGTGTCTACTACAGGTCGTGCTGGTAGTAAGCAAGGTATTCGAGTGCAACAACTAGAATCAGGCGTGTTATTTATACAACGTCAAGGTAAGATCCTTAGTGAGATTGCATACTCTGATACACAATTAACTTATCTTACATCTAAAATATCTCTATTATCAGGACATTTATTAAAGAATCCTACACGTATGGCATTAAGACGTGCTGTGGATACAGATGAGAATGATCTATTATTAATTACTAATGCCACAGATGGAAGTATTGCAGCATATTCAATTATGCGATCACAGAATGTTATAGCCCCATCAGAGTTTGTAACTGCGGGTGGTGAGTTTTTAGATGTTGGCGTAGACATTACTACTATTTATGTTGTAGTTAAACGTACCATTAGTGGTACTGCTCAATACTATGTAGAACGATTTGACCATACATTATTAACTGATAGTGCTAAAACAGGTGGTGTAGCATCAACAGTGTCTATGTCTCATGTAATAGGCAAAGAAGTTAATGTATTATTAGATGGTATTGTACAAGCCAACCAAACAGTTCCTGGAGGTGGTACAGTAACATTTCCTAGGGCATCTGCATCATCTTATGAGGTAGGATTGCCTATTGTTGTACAAGCAACAACTATGCCAATTGACTTAAAGATACAGTCTGGTACACGATTAGGCTTTAAAAAGCGTATTGTTGAAGTTAATGCATTAGTCTATGAAACACAGAATATGGTCATTAATGGCATAGAAGTACCATTTAGATCATTTGACACAGCATCAACATTAGATGCTGATGTACCAGATTATACAGGCACTAAAGTATTACATGGCATTTTAGGGTATAGTAATGAAGCAAAGATTACAATTACTCAAAACGCACCATTGAAATTAACATTATTAGGTTTAGAATATAAAGTAGGAGTCCATCAAGGAACATAATTATGTCAGCAGCCATACCTTTTATTAAAGCAGCAGCTCCATATATATCAGCAGCTAGTTCAGCGTTTAGTGCGTTTTCAAGCTTTTCTCAAGGGAAAAGCCAACAAGCTATGTATAACCTACAAGCTATGCAGACAAAAGCTGATTCTGCTCGCAAAGCACTTCAATACGAAGAAAGAGCTAATGAGACATTGCGTAAAGTTACAGCAGCTAATGCTGCTAATGCATCCCGTAGATATGCTGGCGGTGTATTAGGGCTTGAAGGATCAGCTAAATTAGTTGAAACAATGAATTTAAAAGAAGCTGGCAGAGACTTTATGGCGGATATTAGCAATGCGTCTAATGCGCTTATGACTGGATCAACACAAGCAGATATATTTGGAACAGCTGGAAAAATTGCTGCAAGAGGAGGTTTGCTTGATGCTGCTGGTAAACTTGCCACTGGAGCATATGAATTTAGTAAAGTTATTATACCAAAAGAAAAAACAGAAGAACCACCTAAGGCTTAACTATGGCTGATAATCCAAGATATCAAAGACAAAATATTATGTTGGCTGAAACACAGCCATTGCAATTTGCTGACATTAAAGAAAGTGTTGCTAGTTCTAAATCATTGCAGTCTGGCCTTGACAGAATATCAAAGTTTGCATTTGAACAAGCAGCAGAAACAGCAAAAAAAGCTGGTGCAGAATATGGTATAAATAATAGACCTACTTTACAACAGTATGCAGAGGCTATTCAAAACAATATAGACCCTGAAACATTGTTTTCAGAAGATTATACTATATTTGGAGAAGCAGCAAGAGAAGTGCAATCTTTAGGATTAAGAACAGATTTAGAAACTGAAGCTCGTAAAGAAATGAGCAAGATTAAATCAGTCATTAAATCTGGCTTGCCTATTAACAAAGAAGAAATAGAATCAACATTAAATGGTTTAGTAGAAGGCTATGCAAAAAGTTTAGCTAAGATTAGCCCAGAGCAAGCATTAAAATTTAAGGCTGGTATTACTCCTGAAGGCCGTCAATTATTAGATCAAGCTGATGAAGAAATAACAAAAAGATTTGTAGCGGACAATGTTATTAAAACAGATGAGGCTATTAACAATTTGCGAAATGATCTTCCAGATCTCATTAAATATAATAACCCAGCTGATTTTGCTATCAAAATACAAACATATAGAAATACAATAAAAAACCATATAGCAATGTTGCCAGTAGAATATAAACTGAAATTTGCAAATAAAGATCAAGAGGTTATTGACTTTGCTATTATGGATGGAGTTGTAACTCACCTTACAGATAAGAAAACATTTACAAATGATTACGAAGTCATTAATAACCTTAATCAAGGTATTGCTGGTGATATGACTGATTACTTTGGTATGCTAGGGTTTGATGAGCAAGGCAATAGTAAAAAATCTAAAGTTATTGATATGGTAAGAACAAGACTTAATAACTTAGATGGCGCTCGTAAGGATGCATTAGCATTGCAAACAGAGCAAGATAAAACAATCTTTAATGATTTAGAAAACAAATTTTATGAAACTAAAGATCCTAAATATCTTGCTCAAATGACATCTATGACTATAAAGAATCCTAATCTTGGATCTCCAAAAACTATAGATGCTATACGTAAAGATGCTGAAGCAGAAGCTGAGTATACTGACAGTGTAGTAAAAATTAAAGATGAAATTCGCAGAGGTAGATTTGATACATGGGATCAAGTATTGGCAAGAGGTGCTGAATTAGGTGTATCAAGAAAATCACTTAACAAACATGTATATGGTGTGTATTCAAATAAATCAGAAGCATACCTTGATGAGCAAGTTAAAGATTATGTAGATCAAGTTGTTCCTTCTGGCAATAGATCTCAAAGAGCAAAAAAAGAAGATTCTGTAAGATCTGAAATTCAATCTATTAGCGCTGCTAATGAAGAACATAATAAGTCAGTGGGTAAAAATGAAAAGCCAACTAGATATTCAGATATACTAGATTCTATTAAAGAAAAGAGAAAAAAGGAAGTTGCTGCTAGATCTACAGTAAATAAGAATAAAGAAGCATATGGTGCTTTTATTGAAACTAAAAATATTAAATTGACATTGCCAACAGAGTCATTAGCAAATGATGACGCGTATAATATGTTTAAACAAAATGTAATGCGTAGCAAATACAAAAACAAAGATGAAATTATGAAGTATGTTGATGCAGTTAGAAAAGCAGAGCAAGACGAAGCCAACTTAAAATAAGAGATATTATGGATAACATATTTGATAACTATGAGAATTGGAGATTAGATCAAGAGTTTGGTCCAGTACCTCTTGTTGCAGAAGAACCAAAACCAGTTCAAGTTGCACAGGCTCCAGTTGTTCCTATGCCTAAAACAGAAGTATTAACAGAAATAGCACCATCACCATTACAACAAGGATTGGGTGAGCTTGGTGTAGGCTTAGAAAAAATTGGCAATC